CTGAAAGGCGCATAGTGCCATCGTCTGCTTGGCGTGCCTCAACATCCTGCACTGTATAAGTACGGCGCTCGATTTTTTTGCTCATTTTGCTCCTTGAATCGGCCTCAGCATCTAAGGCATCAATTTTGCGCTGCGCCCAATTTTGCGCTCTGTCGCTGAAGTTGGAATCTCCACCCCAAAGTAACCAGGCAACTAAACCCGCGCCTGGGTATTGGGCATTGGATGGATCATTATTTTTTGGTGCTTGTCCATCAACTTGATGGCGTGCAAACCAAGGTGCCATCTTGCGCACCTTGTTTTCTGAAATTCGACCTGCTGCCATTTCACGAGCTTCTCGCTTGGTGGCATCAGTAAGACCATCTCCCCCGAAACCTTCTTGTAGGTATTTCAACCCACGCTCTGCATTAGCGCGAATGAAGGAAGGAACTGATAAATCAACTGCCCGAACTTCGCCCAGTGGCTCCATATCTTCGGCAATGGAAACTGCAACCATTTGAGCGATTGCATCATCCTTTGTATCGTGACACCCGATAGTGGTGAAAGAGCCATTTGACTCTTCTTTCACTGTTGCCCAACCTGAGCAATCTGATTGACTATCACTAATTCCGTATGGCATTTGATCCCTTAAAGCATCGCTAGGATTTCAGCATCATCTTCGACAATGGAGAAATCAATCTGAGATAGTGCGCTTGCATAGGCTCCACCTAGTAGGGCATCTGCAAATCCGTAATGAACCTTTGGTAATAAGGGTTCAATGACCGGAATTTCTATTGAAGGCATTTGCAGATTCGGTTGAACGAATTGCATCAAAGGATTGCCGAACGATCCACCCTCAGTTTTTGAGACTGTGACAATCTGCGCTGACAATCCACCAAGGTTCGCCGTAGCGGTGGCGGTGATGTTATCTGCTGCCGTTGCGTTTGCCGTTAAACCACCCAAGGAAACGTCACTTGAGGCGATTACGGACACGATTGCGGTTGCGTTAGAGGAACCACCCCCAAGTGGGGCGTTCGCGGCTGTAACGTTAGTTACAAGCCCTGTGGCGGTGCCTGTAGCCCCGTTTAGAGGTGCGCTGGCAGAGACTTCTTGAATCGTGATGCTTGAGGCGCTGCTTGTGAGTGCGCCAAGGATTGAAGTTCCTACGCCATCTGAGGTAAAGGCAAAGCCTGGGCCATCAAGTCCAAAGCCTTCACTATCTAAAGGTGAGACATCCAGCGTGAAGCGCAGGAAACTCATTTGAGATTAGCTCGCTACAGTGAGGCTTACAGTGAGCGATCCGCTTGGAATCGTGTAGGTATCACCTGCGGTGTAAGGGTTGCCTGTGATTGTGCCTGAGAAAAGAAAGTTTCCTGTAGTTAAAGAATCCCAAGCGGTGAAGTAGGTAGCATCTTGAGAACCTGCAATGTTTGTCCAAGTAATCGCTGCATCGCTAGCGAGTGATCCGCTAGAGGCTGCCGAAAATGAAACGGACTTGCGAGTTGTTTCTGTCGCAGGATTGGCAGTGCCATTCGCGCCAGGGTCTGCAACGTGTAGTTTTACATACGCGGTGCTGACTGAGAACGCGGTGGCATTGCCTACTGAATCAAGAAAAGCATTTGCAAGGTAAGCGCTGAGTCCAGTTGCCATTATTCGCCATCCTCAATTGTCTGCTCGATGATTTCTGAAATCTTGCCCTCTTCATCACGAACAACCTTGCGAACAACACGCTTGCGCTGTTCAACATTTTGAATGTTAATCACGGCTGGTTCTACATTTACATTTGGGGCAGCAACATTTACTTCAGGTGACTCAACATTTATGCGAGTTTCAGGAACATTCACGATTGTGTCAGGAACATTCACATCAACGAATGAGCGAGAGTTCACTTCATAGGCTGCCTGTGGGTTGCCTGGGTCAATCGTAGAGATTTGCTGCAACTGAGTTGAAGGCACGCCTGTGTGCTTGATTGCTTCCATACCGATTGTTGAAAGAACCTCGGCAGGGTCAAATCCGACCTGAATCAGCTTAGCGATGATTTCAGTGCGTAGGTTTAGGCCCACATCCTTAGCATCCTTGGCATCAATATTCTGAAGAGGCACTCGATACTGATCCCCATCTTCAATCGGAGTCATATCTTCCATTGCTCGCACATCATTGAGGCTCATAAAACCTTCACGCAAGCCCTTGGTGTAGGCATCAAAGCGTTCGATAGTAGTGCCACGCAAGAGCGCATCAAGGTTGAAGCGGATGAAAGCATCCTGTTCAGGCAGCAAAGTTGAGAGTGATTGCTCGATACGCTCCAAGAGTGGGCGTAGTGAGTGCTGCACGAATGAAAGATTTTGAGCTTCAACGCTTGCAAAACTCATTGCACCTGCTACTGGGTGTCCAAGTAGTGAGATAGGTACGTTGAAGATTCGAGCGATTTCTTCCACGCCAAATTTACGAGCTTCAAGTAGCTGAGCATCTGAAGCGTTGATTGCAAGAGGCTTGAAAGAACCGCCACCTGTAAGGATGCCGATTTTGCCAGCCTTGTATGGGCCTGAGTGAGCGATATTCCAGTTGATTGCTAAATCTTCAACCTGCTCTTGATCCATTTCGCCAGGCACTTCGATAACACCGCCTGGGTTAGCAGCATTTCCAAAGTAGGAAGCGGCATAGGTATCGGCAGCAAGAGCGCCACCAACCACCATTCGGCAAGCCTCGATTGGGGATCGCCCACGATTCTCACCTGGAAGCAAGAAAGCAGGGATGTGCAAAATGTCGCGGGTGGTCAAATAAATAACATCACCTGTGCGCGATTCTTTGTATTCGTAATAAATTGGCTCACCTGGTCGGCGAATGATTCTCACCTTGTCGGGATGTAGCACATAAACTTCAATGACATCGCCCATATCGTCACGCACTGTGAGGATGAAAGCATCTCCGCGCAAATCCATTGAGGTAATCATCTGCTCAAAGAATTCAAGGCGAGTCTGCTCAGGGTTTGGCTTGATGAGCCACTGTGGTGTCTCGCCATAGGCAGCAGCGTAGGAAAGGCGCACTCGACCTCGGCGCACATAGGCACCAACTGGCAAAGATGAGATAGTTCCTGAACGAAGGCGAACGCAAGCAAAAACTGTAGAGATGCGCATTGCAGTATCGGCATCAACATAGACACCTGAAACATCTGTGATTGGTGGTCTGCCAGGGATTAGTGGCCCAACCCAAGCATCGCCTTGCGCACGCTTTTCGCCTGAATTCCTCAAACGCTTAGATAAACTCATTATTCAGCCTTCTCTGTAATCCAAATGAGGAACGAACCTAAAACTATGCAAGCAATCGGAAGTGAGAACTGCATAATTCCATAGGTGACAAGCACCGCGCCTGTAACTTCAGTGAGGATTGAAACATCAATCTTTGGCAGTTTGAATTTCATCTCATCTCCTTAAATATCTATTGAAAAAAATCTAGTCACCGGCGCTTTAGGCTCAGGTGGTCGGGTGGCTCGGTCATAACCGAAGATTGAAGCAACGGCAGCATCTACCTTACGCTTGCTTGATGCCTTCGCAACCATAACGCCACGCGATGATTGTTTAGTAACGCAGTTAGCAACGTGTCGCGCTAAGCGTTCATCCCCATCGTGCGTGAATGATTGATTTACTACTGCTTCATAGAATTGTTGCGTAGCGGGAACCATTCTCTCCGCAGAGTTCGGATAGCTGACAACAGGTAGCCCTGCCTCATCAAGCACCATAAAGGTTCTCTGCCATCGTGCGGGATCAAAGACAACCTCTTTTACGCTAAAGCGAGAATCGCGATAGGCGTTGATAATGGTCTGCTCAACCTCTGCGATAGGAACGTGCCAATCTTGCGCATCTTCAGGTCTTTCCCAAAGCCCAACCACTTGAAGGTGTGGCTTCTCTTCTCCTAGAAACCACGCCACCAAAGCGGTTGAGTCATTGGAAAATGCCCCGTCAAAAGCAAGGATGCAATCCTCGCCATCAATCGGCGCTCGGTCTTTTAGTTCGAGCGCATCCCACGCCCCGCTTGGT